ATCAACATAATTTAAAATCAAAAACACCATATTTATATAAAACGTATAGTATGAAATACAAAATAGAAATACCGGAATATTTAACAATTGGGGACTATCAAGCAATCACTAATTTAGAACATTTATCTGAAATGGAGAAAATGGTAGAAATGATTGCTACTATAACCCATTTAGATAGAGATGTTATTAACAAGTGGGAACCAAATCAATTATCAGGTATTGTAGAATCCGTGTTTAACTTAATGGAAATGGATTCGTCAACGTTCTACCCGATTATTGAATTTAATGACGTATTATACGGTTATAGACCGTTATCTAAAATGAAATTAGGTGAATATATTGACTTAGAACGTTTATGTAAAGATCCTGTTGCTAATTTAGACCAAATAACAGCTATATTGTATAGACCAATTACTAAAAATAAGTTGAAAGGTATTGAATTCGGTTTAAAACAAGGATTCAAAATTGCTAAAGGTAAAACAGAGAACTTATTTAAGTATTATGATATTAAAGACTATGATTCAGAACAACGTATTGTAGATGCTGATACATTGAAAGACTTCCCAGTTGGATTTGCTTTAGGGGCATTAGGTTTTTTTTTAGTAGTAGGAACCAAATCCTTAAACAATACAAACAACTCTTTAGTGTCGGAGGAGATGACGACGATGATGAACAAACAGATGGAAATACTTATCAACAGCATTGGGGATGGTTTGCAACAGTATATTCGTTATCAAAGAGTTCCATCCTTACAATCACTGGAGACACGAGTATCTTTGATTTAAATTTTGTATTTGTACTTAATTATTTAGCAATAGATTCTGATTATAGTAGAGAACAAGAACGTGCAATGAAAGCACAACGAACAACTAAATTATACTAATATGGAAGAAAATAAACCAAAACGAGAGAGAATAGCACCTACACCAGTTGCTAAATCTCCTAAACCTAAAGCACCTGAGCAAGTTGATAAAATCATAAGTATGGCTGATGGTGGGTTTAATGTAAACCAAATTGCCTCTATGTTGGGGCTCCATTCACAATTTGTGAAACAAGTAATTGATAAAGCAAATGAGAACCTATAAACAAGTAGTAGAGTTATTTGAAACAGCAGCAAATAATCACTTGGCAATCAAATCGTTTGCCAGTGGACCTCTATCTTACTTGGATTCTAATAGTCAAAACATTCGTTACCCATTCATTTTCTTACGTCCTATGGACTCGATTGGATTAATTGATAATACACGTTCTTTAACGTTTGAACTGTATTCACTCGATGTTCCCAAGGTAAGTGATGAAAATGCATTAACAGTAATGTCTAACACGGAATTATACCTATATGATTTAGGTGCTTATATTCGTAGAGGCCCATACCAACAAGATATGGACTTTACTATGAACAATATTATTCCAGTTAATGAAGGATTCCAAGATAGAGTATATGGCTGGGTTGCAAATGTAACTTATATAGAGCCAGACGTTTACGATTACTGTAATTTCCCACAATAATGGAAGATAAAGATAGAAAAGCAACACTGAATAGATTAGAGGATAGGTTGAAGGAAATAACCATCGACCAGCTATTTTCTAAGGACATCAATGCAACAGGACAATTAGCACGTTCAATTCAATACGGAGACACTATGCAGGAAGGTAATACTGCAGTCTACATTGAAATGGAGGACTATGGTTTTGCAGTAGAAGATGGACGTGGTGGTGCTAATCGTAAGGGTACAACAAGTTGGAAACCACAAGTAATCAATTGGATGAGAGCTAAAGGTATTCGTCCTAAACAAGGTGTTACAATGGAACAAGCTGCTTACCTTATCTACAGAAAAATTAATAAACAAGGTTATCAAGCAAAACCATTTATCGAACCTGCATTGGCTGCTTTTGCAGCACAATTTGCAAACGAATATGCTGATGCAACAGCAAACGATATTGAATTAGATTTAAAGACAATTAAAGGAATTAAGTAATGGCTATTACAATAAATCAAGACCCTACTTCACCTAATATGGCTAACAATACGTTGGTCTTTAGTGTTTCAAGTACACAGGTAGCCCAACCACAATTTCAATACGTGGCTGATGTAAGAAACGAGGCAGGGACATTAATACAAAGAGTAAAACAACAACCTAACCCAACTGGTTATGGTGTATTCGACTTATCCCAAATCATCAAGTTTAATGTAGGGCCGGCTGATGGTGTTTGGAAAACAACTGTAGCACAAGATAATAGTGGTAGAGGTTGTAGTAAAGATTTTAAAATATACTTTGGAGAGGAATATGGTACATCAGCATCATCATCTGTAACTTCATATACTGGTATTGGTGTAGCAACAGGTTCGGCAGCCGTATCTGGTTCTAACTACTATACAATATTAGACGGATTAGTAGGGCCAAATGATAAGGTATCATGGAACTGGGCTTCAAGTAGTAAATTAGATGAACATACAATTAACGATACTACATTTAATTTCCAATTTGGTTTAACAGATTTTCCAGCTACACAATCTATTAACACTACAGATTACCAAACTATTTCATTATTGAATGGTAACTTAACAGGTGTTACTTCATCATTAGTAGCACAAGATGTTTGGTTGATGGAAGTAAAGGAATACGATATTACAGGATCAGAAATTAATACAGAACAATACTATAATAATTCGGATTTAGGTAATGGTGGTCCACGTGTTAGTAATGCACAAATATGGGCTGATGTAGATCAAGACCAAAACCAAGATACTCGATTAATCCATTTCCCAGCAGGTCCACAAAACTTTGCTGATGCAGGTAATACATTAAATGCTAATACTGCTTATTACGTTTGTACTTTCTACGAACAAGCAACTGATGGGTTCCCTAACGAGAATGGTAAATGGGGAACTTATAGATTTGATTTAAATACTGATTGTGAAGCATATACACCAGTTAGATTTGCTTGGAAAAACAAGTATGGTGTTTGGGATTACTACAGCTATACATTAGTATCAACTACAACTGCTAACATTGAAAGACAAAATTACGAGCAATCATTTGTTAATTTTAGTTCAACATCAACAACTGTATCATACGATAAAACAAGACGTGGTAATACAAACTATTACAACGAAATCAATAAACAAAGAACAGTAGAATCAGATTGGTTAGATCAAACATATGCTGATTTGTTAAATGAAATGTTCTATTCAGCAGACGTGTATATACAAGAAGGTAGTGATTTCTTACCTGTGGTAATGACTAATGCCTCTATTACAGAGAAAACAAACCCACGAGGACAAAAATTATTCAAATACACAGCAGAATATAGATTAGCTAACGACGAACAACCAAGATTATAATGGCAATAGTATTAAGATGTACAAATGACGATGGTGTAGTAGCTGATTTACAGCCACTTGGTAATGAAACCATCCGTTTAGATATTTCAGCAATTGAATCAACTGAAATTGGAGATGTATTTGGTGTTAGTTCACAGAACTTTACACTACCAGGTACTCCAACGAACCAAGAATTTTTCGGTTATTTAGATAACTTAGGTTCTACACCAGCAGTTGGTTTATCAAAAACAGTTCCATGTCAAGTATTGAACGATGGAATGGAAGTATTCACTGGTAAGTTGTACATCACAGATATTGTTACTAATCAAAACGGTGATACTATATACAACGTTATCGTAGTAAACGAGACAGTTGATTTTAAATTAGCAATCCAAGATTTATACTTATCAGATTTAGATTGGTCATCATACGACCATACTTTAACATATGCTAATATTACTGGCTCTTGGACTGGTAGTGGTTTATTTAACGAGGATATTGTTTATCCTTTAGTTGAATATGGTGCTAATTCATCTAACCCACAATCAACACAGATTGTAGCAGGTGGTAAGGCAAGAAACTTCGATAACAGTGATTATGCACTTAAAGTAGTAGATTTTAAACCTGCTATTAGAGTAAAAGCCATTATTGATAGAATATTTGATTCAGTAAATTATACCTATACTTCATCATTCTTTGATACAGCAGATTTTGAAAACATCTATATGCTGTCTACACAGGATGATAAAAACGGATTAACATTCGTTAACCCAGTTTCACAATCATTCCAAATAAATAAGGATGGTGATTCATACCAAACATTAGTAGATAATAGTAATGATAAAATTATCTTTGGTAACGAAGTATTTGATAATGCTAATAACGTTGTATCATCACGATTTACTGCCGATGTAGACGGTCTATACACGTTTTATACGTCGTTAAATTATTCTGTCATTGGAGGTGTTGATTCATTAGGAGACATTTTAGATATAGCATTCTATGCAAATGGTACTGCTGTACCTGGTGCTTCAAATTTTGTTAACATTAAAGGTACAACATCAGGTATTGCTTATTTAGGTCCTGTTTCACTTAACCTAACAGCTGGTGATTATGTAGAAGTATTTGCAACTCGTACTTATGAAACAGGATTAGGTACTCGTGAATGTAGAATATTAGGTACTGTAAATAGTAAGTTTGAAGGTGTTGGTCCTAACACAGTACAAGGTGGTACAGTTAACGTAGGTAGAGTATTTGACCCACAATCTAAAGTATTAGATTTCCTAAACGGGTTAATCCAGAAATTTAACTTAGTAGTTGAACCAATTAAAGGTGAAAGAAACGTATTACGTATTGAACCATTTAATGATTGGGTAGATTTAGGAGCAACAAAAGACTGGACAGATAAAGTAGATAGAAGTGTTAAATTCAGTGTTAAACATCCAGTACAAGAATCAGAACGTACTATCATGTTTAGTGATGTAGAAGATACAGATGCTATCAACACATACACTAAGGAGAAATTCGGTAAAACATATGGTGAATACACCTATACTTCAGAATCAGATTTATCAGTAGGTGAAAGAAAAGTAGGTACATTCTTTGCTCCTACTCCTATGAAATACATTGATGGAGCAACTAACATGGTTGTACCACATATTCACCAAAGAGATAATGGTAACGAAAGGGTATCATTTAAATTCAAACCAAGATTATTATACAAAATTGGTTTACAAGATAACCCACCACAATTAAGAGGATTTAATACAACCACAGGTCAAAATAACTTTGGTAAATACTATATCGAAGATGAAGCAGGTACTGTACATCAACAATCACAATGGATGTTATTCCACCACTTGAATGCTTTCCCTGCTGTATTTAATACAACAAAAGACTTACATTTTGGTAACTTAAACCAATGGTCGTACCACCAAAATCAATTTAATGCACGTGCTAAACATAGTGCTTATTTTGATTATTGGGCATTTTACATTAACGAGATTTATGACGTTGATGCACGATTATTGACTTGTAACGTTATTATAGAACCACACGAGTTACCACAAATACAATTAAACGATAAAATCTTTATTGACGGACATTATTACCGAATCAATAAAATTAATGGTGCAAACCTAAATCGTGAAGATTCAATCGAGGTAGAATTGTTAAAAACAGCACCTCGTAAATTATATTATCCACGTAGACGAATTTATGAATTAGCTGGTGGTAGAGAACCAATTGATGTTAATTTAGATTTTGATGGTTTATCTCCAGGTGGTACTGGTGTTTACGTTGGATATGATGATTTAATCCCTGTTACAAGCAGTACTATAGTGTCTAATGCCTCGTCAAGAGAAGGTTACGTGGCATTTGGTGATCAAGTAGTTTGGGACAATGTAAAACCAGTACAATACGTTGCCACACAACAAGAAATTCAAGGTAATAGTACGTTGGATCCATCTGCTAACTTTGTTAAGATAACTGGTGACGATAATACTATTAAATCATCTACACAAAAGATAAATGTAGTAGGTGATGATAATACAATCCAAGAATATTCTGAATATATCAGTATTGATGGTTCAGGTAATACAGTACAAAATGAAGTAACCAACGTTACTCTTACTAACTCGAATAATACTACAATCACATCAGGTAGTAATAATATTACGTTACTAAATGCATTAAATACAGCAGTTACTTCATCTGACCAAGTAGCAATTTTAAGTGATATCGGTAGTGATATAAACAATGGTTCGAATACAGGAACAACTACTTTAGTAGGTACACGTAATGTTACTATTTCAGGTTCAACAAACGATGTTACTATTATCGGTACTGATAATGTTGCTATTTCAGGTGGTAACTACAATATTGTAATTGGTAAAGATGCTGAAGTAACAGGTAGTTTAGATTTGAATAGATACCGTTTTAGAACAAATATCTTAAATGGTACTTATTTAGACGATGATTTATACCTAAACAGAGATGCTTTAGATTTAGTATTACATAACGGACAAACCTATGCTGCTTATTCTGGTGATGGTTTATATAAGTATATCTACAATGTAGATTTCGATACATTTGCAAGTGGTGCAGGTTCAGCAACAATTGAATTACCAGGTATTAGTTCACAAGACCAATTTGGTAGATCAATTTTATTTAAATGTTCTAAGAACGTAGGTGCAAGTTCATCTATTTTTATTGAATCAGTTGCTGGTACAGATAACATTGATGGTTCAAACAGATACATTTTAGATTCACCTTATGATTGGGTAGAATTAAGAGCATCAGAACACACAGATGCAGCTATTGGTGGCAATGTAGTAGAATGGCAAGTTATTCGTAGTGGTACGGGTAATGGTGGTGGTAATGGTGAAACTGCTTATGGTTCATTCTATTCAAATGTATCACAATCAATAGGAACCCCCGGTGTTTCACAATCAGTTCAATTAGGTAGTACTTACGAATCACAAAGTATATACACTACAGGAAGTAAAATTGTATTTGATAATCCAGGTACTTATGAATTCCAATACGTAGCACAAGTAGTAAACAGTACAAATGCTAATCAAGATGCTAACTTTTGGGTTAAGTATAATGGTGTAGATTATCCTAACTCGAATACAAGAATTACATTACAACCACGTAAATCATCAGGTGAACCATCGTTTCAGTTAATGACTTCTAATTTCATTGGTACAGCAGTTAGTGCTAATGATTA